AGAACATGGACGGTAAGAAACCCTATGGTGCTAGTTATGTATTGAAGCGCCACAAACAAGGTGAGCTTGCAAAGCCAGAGAAGCACAGCCTTCACCGTTATTCCAACGACAGCAAAATTACAAAGACCGCTGATAATCAGAATGGACTGATGGAAGCTAGCCACAACTCTTCCGGTGGTGGTCTTGGTATCAAGGGTCTAGAGAGTGCCGGTGCATCTGACTTTTCATTGACGGTAAAACACGGGTAATAAAACGTGGTAAATCCAGATATTCTTGAAAGTGGCGAAGAGGGCGGGTATGACGCTGAGAATATAGATGAAACTTCCGGTCACGGATTGATTGGAATGATCTATGAACGTCGTAATGAGGCAGAGGATGGGAAAGAGACTGAAGAAGTCCGCTGGCTACTCGCTTATAAGAACTACCGTGGTATTTATGATACTACTACACAGTTCCGTGAAAAGGAACGGTCTAAGGTATTTATTAAGATCACAAAGGTTAAGGTTCTGGCCGCTTATGGTCAAATTCTGGAAATACTCTTTGCAAATAACCGCATCCCCCTTGAGGTAGCAGCTACTGATGACCCCTATGGGATTGCCAAGTATGCCCACCTCTCAAAGGAACCACAAGAACAGCCACCACTCGACCCGGCAGGGTTTGAGGGAGATGGTCGCAGTCTCCCCCCAGGTGCCCTTGAGGCTACAAAACCCCATTTCTTGGGTGGCCTGGAAGAACAATATGCGGGTGCAAACCTAAAAGAGGGTCCTGCAAGGGGTGGTGAGCCACAAATCAGCCCCTCTAAGTTGTCTGCCGAACACATGCAGCGTATTATCAGGGATCAGCTACTATACAATAAGTCTTGTATGGCCATTAGGCAAGCATCCTTTGAAATGTGCTTGTTGGGGTCCGGTATTATAAAGGGTCCATTTAACACGTTTAAAACCGTACACAAGTGGACCAAGGGGGAGGGTGGCAGACTATACGAGCCAGAGGAAAAACTGGTCCCGGAGATTAGTTCAGTATCTTGTTGGGATTTCTACCCTGACCCAGCAGCCCGCAATATACATGAGGCTGAGTGGGTGATCCAGCGTCACCGGATGAACAGGGGAGAGTTGAGGAACCTCAAAAACCTCCCATATTTCCGGGGGGATGCCATCACAAGATGCTTGGAAAAGGGTCCCAACTATGAGAAGCGGGATTATGAGGATAGTCTCTACAACCTAGAAGACAACACCCAAGAGCAAGACTTTGACAGGTTTGATGTGCATGAATATTGGGGTTTGGTTGATAAAGATACGGCCACTAAAGCTGGGATCGACCTGGATGAGATTGAAGAGTACGATGATGAGGTACAAATCAATGCGTGGATTTGTGGTCATGAGATACTTCGTGCTGTTATTAATCCTTTCACTCCTGCGCGTATCCCCTATCATGTAGTCCCCTATGAAGAGAACCCCTACCAGTTCTTCGGTGTTGGGGTGGCTGAAAACATGGAAGATGCCCAACTCCTGATGAACGGGCATGTTAGAATGGCTGTTGATAACCTAGCACTGGCTGGCAACCTCGTCTTTGATGTGGATGAGACAATGCTTGTAGCCGGTCAAAGTTATGAGGTGTGGCCCGGGAAAGTGTTTAGACGGCAGTCTGGGCAACCGGGGCAAGCTATCCACGGTATTAAATTCCCCAATACAGCACCTGAAAACCTACAAATGTATGACAAGGCTAGACAGCTAGCTGACGAGGAGACTGGTATCCCCTCAGTGATGCACGGGCAGACAGGGGTCACGGGAACAGGTCGAACAGCATCAGGTTTGAGTATGTTGATGAATGCCGGTTCTGTCAACATTAAAACAGTGGTCAAAAACCTGGATGAATATTTGTTAAAACCCTTGGGGGAAGCATTCTACCAGTGGAACATGCAGTTCAATGAGGACACCCCCGAGATTGTAGGTGATCTAGAAATCAAGGCAAGTGGTACCGCTGCCCTGATGCAGAAAGAGGTTAGATCACAACGCTTGACAACCCTCCTACAAGTTGCCAGTAATCCCATGCTTGCCCCCTTCTTCAAAATGCCAAACTTGTTGAGGGAACTGGCAGTTACAATGGATATTGAGCCAGAGAGCATGGTAAACAACATGGATGACGCAGCAATATTTGCTGAGATATTAAAGGGGATGCAAGTACAAAATGAACAAGGAACAAGCCCGCAAGCTGCTAATCCTGGTCAACAACCCCCAGGCCCTGGTGGCGCTGGAGGAGTACCTCCAGGAGCTAACCCGGAAGACAGTTCAGGACGCGGTGGTGGCACCATCGGAGTTGGAAGCGTTCCGGGCGCTGGGGAAGCTGGCTTTACTGGAAACGCTCCAGCAGCTTGACAAACAAGTTAGAACTACACTTGAAAATTTCGAGCTATCTGACAGGGATGAGAAGGTAGCACAACAAGAAGGTTGGATTTCTGATGCCTAACTACCCCGTACCTTTTACAACTCTCCGTCCACACCCCTTTGCGGCTAGTGGCCCTAATATTAGTTTGGACCCTGATGACCCCATATCTGATCCTGATATTGATGCCAAGGTTAAGGATAGGTTGGATGAGGTTTTTGGTGGGGATGTAGGGGCTGGTGATCCTGCTGGGTTTGATACTACTGATTTTACTTTCGGCAAGATTGTTGATATACCCACAAGTATTCCGGGGCTGATTGATAATATCTCAAGCACATTTAGTATGGACCCAAAAGCTTCTGTCGAAGCTAATGCTAAGGCTGCTATGGAGGGTAAGTTTGGCATTGGTAATTTTAATCTTGGTAAAATGAATAAAGAAGAGAAATCTTACTATGAACTATCACTTCAAAGGGCACAGCAAGTTAAAGACAGAGATGCTGCTACGAGCGGTGCTAGCTTGGGGTTCGCCCCCGGAACTATTGGGGCAGCACATGCTAGAACCATCGCATTTGGAGAAGACATTTCCCCTGATGCGTATGGTAATATTGGTACATATGGTAGTTATTCTTTACCTGGGACTAACTGGGGGTTGGGTATTAATGATGAAGATGTTGTTGATTTAACCGAGGCTCAAGTAGAGACTATGACTGCTCATATGAAAGATGGAGTAGAAAAAAGTGCTGCTAGAGCATTAGCCGTTCAACAACCCGAGCTGACGTTGATCGAGCCGAGGATGCCTTTGCCGAAGAGATCGCCAACGGCAGCAAAGGAAGAACACTCTCCTACACCTCCGCCACCTCCGCAGAGATCAGGATCAATTACCCCTACCACCACTACAACCGCTGGCCCAACTGGTATTGCGGATGCTGCGGATGCTATGGCTGCTAATGCTGCTGCCGAAAGTGTTGAAGGTACTGAAGGTATGTTTGGGGACAGTCCGGGTGATTTTGATCCAACCTCCAGCCAAACCGGTCCCGGACTCTCCCCGTGGGCAAAAGGCGGGAAAGTAAACTACCAAGAAGGTGGATGGGCTGGCTCAAATGATGGCTCGGCCGGAGGGTTCAGCCCTGTAGACAATATAAGGGCAATCTTCGACGCTACTGATAAAACCCTTACTAATGCGCAGATTAACGCCGCAATGAGAGCCATAACCCAGACAGAAGAAAAAGAAAAAGCAGAAGAAGAAGAAGCAAAATTGGAGAGTGAGCATGAAAAAGCAGCGCGCGAAGCTACCGAGGAGGATAGAGAGCGTAAGGGTACAGGGTATAAGTGGGATTTTATCCAACTACCGACTATGGATGAGCTAGAAGAAGCTGCCTATCTAGGTCGGAAGGCTGGCGAAGAACAGGAGGATCGCGCCCTTGCGCTCCAGGAGGCGTTACTAAAGGGGGTAGTTTTTGATCCCTACGGAGCAGCACCACCTGGTGTTACCTCTGGTGTCCCCGCAGGTAGCTCAAAAGGTATTGGGGCTGAGTATGGGCTGGATGATCCCGCTACCTCTGGTGTCCCCGCAGGTAGCTCATATGGTATTGAGGCTGAGTATGGGCTGAGTGATGCGGGAGCTGGGTCAGGTAATCCTGATGCATCTGTGGGTGGGGCAGGTGAAGGGACTTCTGGTGCTGGAGGAGAGGGTACTGCTAGTGCTGGTCCTGCTGGAAGTGATGCAGAAGCTGACGCTGGCGGACAACTACAACAAGGGGGGCTTATAAGTACAGAATATCAAGACGGCGGTTTCGCCCCACCCCCAGAACCAGGGCCAGAAATGGGAGGGGGATTACCCCCAGAGTTGATGGGTATGTTGGCAGGGGAAGGTGGGCCACCCCAAGGCCCCCCAGAAGCTGGTATGCCCCCAGAGATGATGGGTGGGGAAGGGTTTGTAGAACAGCCACAACAACCCCCACCCCAGTCCATCCCAATTATTGTTGGAATGGTACGGGGTCCAGGCACTGAAGATAGTGACAGCATTCAGACAAGGGTTCCTGCAAACTCATATGTGGTCAATACCGACGCTGTTCAGACAGTGGGTATCAAGAAACTACAAAAGATGTTGGAGGAAGGGGCACAAGCTACTGGATGGCAACCTGACCCACAAGACCCCTCTCTTGAGGTTATTAACGTGTCGGCTGGAGAGTTTGTCTTCCCTGGTCCATTTGTAGACTATTTTGGTGTAGAGACTTTTGATAAGATTAATGATAAGGGTTTTGCCCAGTCTGGTGCCACCCAGAAAAGACGGGAGCAAGGGCTTGAGGGGACTGGTGAGAGTATCCCAGAGGAAACCTTAACCCCAGACCAGATGCAGGAGATGGGGCAGCCCGCTGGTTTTTATGGGGGTGGGTATACAAAAGATAAATACCAAGATGGTGGTGTAAAAAAACCAGAAAATTTTGTAGAGGAAGAATTTCAAAGCTTTATAAAGAAAACAAAGTGGTGGGATGAATATGTAAACAAATATGGGGAAGAACCAGACTTAAATACCAAACAGTATGACTATAGAGCAGCCTACATGGCTGGGGTTAAGCCAGGACTTGATTTAGAGACTGGGGAGCAACACTGGCCTAGTGATTACAAAAGTGGAGATCACCCCACGTTCTGGAAGGGTACTGGTCTGAATATGGGTGGGTATTCTGGTAATCTAAAAAATAAACCACAAACAGACCTTTCAAAGGGTGGGTTTGCTACTGGTGGCAGCACTGACCCTATGCACAAAAAAAGCTATAACCCCAATTGGCAAGACCATCTTAAATTTAGAGAGGAAGCTAGGAAAGAACGTAGTAAACTCCCAATTGCCGAACAGATTAAAATGATGGGGGGTAGGCTTGAAGAAAACTTCTATGATGCCCTGAGTAGAGGTGCGTTTGATGACCAGGAAGAAGCTGAAGCTCTTGGGCGAGGTAATAAATTCAGGCGAGGTAATAAATTCAGGGGCAACTTTAGCCCTGGCATCATGGAGTATGGCCCCGGGGCAGTCCCTCCCGGATTTATGGAGCCTAGGGATGTACCTTTAGAAAAACGCCAAAACTTGCTGGAGATTTTCTGGAGAAAGATAGTCCCCTTTATCGATGACGACGTAATGGAAAAACAACTTCAAGGCATTATCGATGGTAGATCTTATAAGGATGGTGGAGAGGTAAAACACCAGAATGTATTCCAAGCGTTGGGCAACTGGGCGTATGGGTTTAAGGGCGTAAGTGGTAATTGGCCCAGCATTAAAGATGCCGTTGACTTCATATTTGGCGGGGAAGAAGAGAAGCCAGCCCCCGTAAAAAAAAAGATGAGTGAAGTACCTGACCCACCCTTCATTCCAGAGGCAGAGGCAGACCCCGTAGAGTATAACCGCTCAACCTACAACAAGCTTCTGGGTGGAGCATCTGAAGAGGCCATTGACCATCTAACCGCTATGGCTATTGGAGAGGGTAGGAACCAAATAACAAGAGGCCACGGTACAGATGCTTTCAAAGGGCCAATCTGGGTAGCTTTAAATAGGGTGAGGGAACATCAAGTAGGTGATTTAAAGTTTAAGAAGAGTAAACACGTAGACCCGGTAATGGCAGTTATAACCAGTGGGGATTTCAAAGGTTACCATCTTAAGCATTTGAAGGACAAAGATTTTCACAAGTACAGAAAATATGTAGTGGATGCTCTAAACACAGAGGTACATGAAGACCCCACAGAGGGAGCAACATCATTTTACAGCGGACCTACCCCCCCTTACCATAAGGGTAAGACTGAAACAGTGAAGTTAGGGGACCACACATATATATGGGATTAGGATGATTAACCCCCACCACTTCCGCATTTATGTAGTCAGACCCACTCTTGTAATTATGGGGATGCACACACAAGCTGCTGAAAACTTACTGGTGGGTACTGCGATTACTGAGAGCCACTTAACCTTCCTGAAACAACACGGCCCCGGTCCAGCTTGTGGTGTTTATCAAATAGAGCCAACAACTGCCCAGGATGTCATGAGGTACGCCACTGAAAGACCACAGATACAGATACCACTCTACCACGGTGAGTTGGAATATGTATTGAAGACTGACCTGGGTTTCCAGACACAAGTAGCCCGGTTAAAATATTGGATGCAGCCAGAGAAACTACCACATGAGGATAATGTAATAGGTTTAGCACAATACTGGAAGACCTATTACAATACCCCCAAGGGGGCTGGCGAAGTAGAAGACTTCGTGTCTAAATATGAGCAGAATGCTTTGTAGTTACAACAAATAGAGTGAGGCTACCCAGAAATTTAATCATGAATATTCTGGCCCCTTGAGTAGCTTCAAACTAGCCACCCACATTTTTGTGGCCCTAATTTGAAGGAGATAATATGATGCCTACCACTAATGAGGAGACTGTCACCCCGGAAGATACTCTCTATCGTAACAAATACCGTGAAGGTTTGTATGATAGCGACCCTGCCGAGGATCCAGAACCTGAAGAGGACCCTGATGAAGAGGGTGAGAGCTTCACAACCACTCCTGAACAGGTTGCGGATACAACGGACTGGAAGAAGCGTTATGGCGATCTCAAGTCCTACCATGACAAAAAGTTAAACGAGGTCAAAGCTGAACAAGAGCAATTCAAGGCTGAAGTGAGTGCTGCTGCTAGGCAAGCCCCACAAAAGACCAACGAAGAGCTTGAAGAGTTTAGGTCCGAATATCCAGATGTCATGGAGATTGTAGAGACAGTAGCCGAAAAGAAGGCACAGGAACGTGCTGCTACCCTAACTGCTGAAGTTGCCGAACTGCAACAGAAGAACAGGGGGCAAGAGGCACAGACCGCTTACCAAGAACTGTTGAATACACACACAGACTTTGATGAGTTGCGTGAGGATAAAAACTTCCTGGGGTGGTTAAACGCCCAACCCGAAGAAATTTCGGACGCAATCTTCAAAAACAACACAAATGTCATGTGGGCATCCCGTGTTGTGGATATGTATAAAGCAGAGGTAGGCATTAAAAAGTCCGACAAACCCAAGAGGACTAAGAACCAAAGAAACCGCGATGCCGCCACTTCTGTTGGGTCTAAAAGATCAACACCCTTGAAAACAGATGACGGTAAACGCATTTGGAAACTATCAGAAATCAGGTCCCTCAAAGGGGCAGAGTTTGAGAAGCATGAGGCTGAAATAGACGCTGCCGTTGAAGAGGGCCGGATTGTTGATGATTAAACACATGAGGTACACAAAATGGCCGTAGTTGCTAAAGCTGCTGGCTGGGGAAACCTCAACACTGGTAACTGGGTTCCAGAAATTTGGTCCCAGAAGGTGCTTAAATTCTTCCGTCGCGCAAGTGTTGTGGAAGATGTTACAAACACCGATTATGCCGGTGAGATTTCCTCGTTTGGTGATAAGGTAAATATCATCAAGGAGCCAGCAATCACCGTGGCCGCTTATGCTCGTGGGCAGAAGCTAACCACGCAAGACCTAGCAGACGATGAGATTGAGATGCAGGTGGATAAGGCAAATGCCTTCCAGTTTAAGGTGGATGACATTGAAGAGCGTCAGTCACATGTAAATTGGCAAGCCCTCTCAACCTCCAGTGGCGCCTACAAGCTCAAGGACACTTTTGATAGTGAAGTTCTTGAATACATGCGCCAGAACGCTCTTGCCGCCAACTATTATGGTTCAACTGGTTCTCCCATTGATACCGGCTTCTCCGCTGGTGAGGTAGACCCCCTAACCGTAATGGCACGGCTACAGCGCCTGCTTGACGATCAGGATGTTCCTGAAGAGAACCGTTTCTTTGTAGCGGCTCCTATCTTTTGGGAACAGATGTCTGATGTCAACAGTAAAATCCTTCCTGTTGAGGTTACTGGTGACAACCAGTCCCCCCTACGGAATGGTCGGGTATTTGATGGTCTTATCCGTGGCTTCCGCTGCTACAAGACCA